CTGTATGTTACATTTAACGGAGTAACATCAGTTTGTGGAATACGAGCAGTCGCACTACCCTTACCAAGTTTTGGAAACTTGTAAGTATTACCTTGTACACCTTGTCTTAGCCTTACAGCTCCAAGAAGAGTGCTCTCTCCTTGATATGCTTGTTTTACCTCGGCATCGAAAAGAGTAACAAAGGCATTTGTTATTGATTGTGCCATAGTTTTTCTCCTTTTTTAACACATTAGTTTTACTTAACTTGCAGTTGTCGGGGTAAAGCCCGGCTGACAAAAATGGTGTCTTTGCTCACCAGCCAGAAGGCCATTTATAAATTTGGTTATCTTCGCCTATAAGAATAGTCGAATTTTATAAAATTATCAAGTACCTAAATTAAATATCTCCAGGATTAACTTTACCTGGAAAAGCTCTAGCAAACTGTTCTTCAACTTTTCTTCTAAATGCTGGATCTGATTTGTATTTAGGATCTGCTACCATTTCATAAAGTTCTTGTTTACTTGCAGCTCCATCTACATCTACTGGTGCAGTTGGAATTGTTTGTTCACCATAATACTTTCTTACTTTATTTAATGCATTAATACCATTGGCTGTTGCAGCAAATACTTTAAACTCTTCAAAATCTTGATCAGACCATACACCTTTAGCTACTAATCCTTGTCCCCAAGTTTTAATACCACTAATAATTTGATCTGCATTTGGACCAAGAGCTTTAGCCTCTTCATCTGGATTAATACTTTCTTCTTGTTCTTGTTGTTGAGATAATGTCTTAAATGTGTTTACAAGTTTATCGAAAGCACCTTGTGTTGGTTTATTCTCTTTTGCCCAATCTAAAAATTCTTTAGCCAAGACATCATTCTCAATATCAACATCTTCCATTACAGATAAATCATACTCAGAAGGAGCTTTGTGTTTACCCATAGAAAATTGTTTTTGTAATTCTTTATAAGAGTGACTTAACTCTTCTATCTTAGCACCAGACTTAGGATCCCAAAATTTATCTTCAATGTATTCTGGTTTTTCTAAAACTTTAGTTTCTTCTTCAGTCTTAGCCTCTTCTACAGTTTGATCTTTGTTATCATTTTCTAAATGAGGAATAACTGTTTCCTCTGGATTGGGAGCTTGTTGCTCTTCTTGTGGATTAGTGTTAGCCATTAATCCTTCTGATTTATTTAGGTTTTCTTCTGCACTCATGCTTTTGTCCTTCCTATTCTAGTTTGGATTTCTCTGATAATACTATTCTGGCCTTCTCTCGCATAGCCAAAACTATGATCACCACCAGGGATCCATGTTGGTTGTTGTAAAGTTTTATTTATTAGAAACTCTAAAACTTTTTTTCCTTCTTCAGTTTCAAAAGTTCTAGCAAATGCTTTGTTAGTTTCTAATTCTGTATCTTTAGTTTCACTTTTAGATTTTACATCTAAAAATTCTATTCCATCCCATCCTTGTTTCATGATCTAAGTTGTTCTTCTACAGCCTCTTCTGGCATTGGTGTTTCAGTTGGACCAGGAGCTTGTCCTGGAGCTTGTGCAGCACCTTCCATTATTTGCATTGATTGAGACTTTAACATTTCCATTGTTTGTTTTTGTATTTGTTGTTTCTCTTCTGGTGAAGTTCTTAACTGTGAAGGTATACCTAGTTTATCTCCAACGAATGCTGCAATAGCATCTGGTTTAACTTCAGCAACACCACCAGGCCCAAGAGCATTAGCAATTTGAAAGAATTGCATAACCTCATTTACTTCGTCTAGGTTTTGTGCTTTTGCTAATGGGCTCACAGGAGTAACTTTAACCTCAAGCCCATTAACCTTCAAAGGGAGCTGGATCAAACCTTTCTGATCCATAATGAAGAGTGTTCTACGAATGATTGGAACCATCGTCTCAGTTATAAGTCTACCGAATGCAGCACCCATATTCTGAGCAAGTTCTTTCATTCTTTCTACAATTTCTGTAGCTGATCTCGCAGACATATTGTCTGGTGGTAAAGTATCATCAAGTAATTGTTTTTTAATATTCATTCTTAAATCATTAATAACAATTTGAGATACATTGAAATCTCCAGATCTTGGTAATGGAGCTAGTGATGCACCTTGTGGTCCACCATTTCTAGCAACTGGAATAATAGATCCAGGTTGAATACGAATATTAGATGGATTGATTACTCCATCATCTGCTGCTGTGTAAACACCAGCACAAGCAATACTAGCATTCTTTAAAAGTAATTCTAAAGTTTTATTTAAAGTTTTAATATCTGGCAATGCTGTAACTAATGGACCTCTACCAAATACTTCACCAGGTATTTTCATATAACGAGAAACAATCCATGGTGATTGATCCATTCGTCTAAATACTAATTCCTCTTTAGATTTTTCATGTAATATATGATAACAATAATCTCCTCTATCTAAATCATAAACAACAGCCTCAACAAGTTCAATCATCTCTTGAGGTTTCTCATCTATGTATCTTTGTAATGTTTCTGGAATTTTTGCATCTGGAAATTCTCTAGTAATTGTTTCGCCTCTTAATTTATATTTACGATAAACATTATCTACAGTTCCACTTGGACCTTCTTCTAATGCTATTAAGTATTGAGGAACCGGAGTGAATTTAATTGGATTTAAATCATCACCTGGTTGAATTAACATTGCAGCAGTTCCTACAGATAGATCTAATAAAAATTCTCCAATAGCTAAATCAAAGTTTGATTGTCTTAAAACAGAAAACATTTTATCTAAATATAGATCTAGAGCTGACTGTACTTCTCCTCTTCTTTCTACTGGTATTTCATTTCCTGGTTCAAGTCTGCACCATTTTTTGTAAGGAGGAAATAATCCAGACTGTATTCTATTTGCAAATCTTTGTACTGAATGAATAGCTGTACTATCAAAGATCATGTTCATTTTATTTTGGCCAGGAACATTCCCTTCGTAGTAACCTTCATATAAATTTCTTTGTGGTAATGCATAACGATAGCAATCCTCATAGATAGTTCTCCACAATTCTTTTTTAGTGAATGCTTTTTTAGATCTATCTAATACTTGGTTTGCGTTTAAATGCATTATGCTTTGTCCTTATGTTTGTTTGCAAAAGCTCTTGCCTCTGATTTATTTTTAAATCCCCATTTTTTTAGAGCTAATGCTAATCTTGTTGGTTTACCATTTTTTTCTAATGGTCCATCAATTCCAGAAAATCTAGCAGCGAATGAGATCCTTCTCCCATCTGTACCAGATGATTGTGGTCTTTTAACACCAAACTTTTTTCTACCGGCATCATTCAAACCACCTTCTGGATCTTGAAATTTTTTTGCTACCATTAAAGGATTACTCCACCCATAATAAAAGAAATGACTAAAGAGGTAAGAAACCATTTATGTTCTTTTGCTCTTCGTTTCCATTCTCTTACTGTGTGTCCAAAAACTATCATGTTTATGCTTTCTTCTTTTTTTCTTTAGCAGCAGCTATAATATCACCTCTAGTAATTTTCTTTTTATCTCCATACTTAGCTGCAAGATTTTTTTTATCAGATGATTTTTTTTTTATTTTATACATTATACTAATCCTTCCCTTCTTTTTTTCTTTGGAAACCCAGCTCTCATATTTTTGTAAGCCTCGTCAGAAATAGTTGATTTAGATTTTGGTTTTGATGTACCAGCCTTTTTTTTTCGGTTGATATAATAGTACAAACCTTTCTTAGCTTTTTTTCCGTCTTTAGTTGTATGATAATCTTTAGCCATTATTTTCTTTTTCCTTTTTTTCTTTTTCAAGATCTCTGTGTCTTGGGTTTCTTACAAAGACTTGAGGTTCTCTTTCGGCCATGATTAAGCTCCTAAAGTAGATTGATCTCTTGGATTTCTAATTGGACTTAGATCTTTATTAGCAGTATCGCCAGTTAATCTACCACCAACTAAACTTGCACCAGTTCTTCTAGTTCTAGGAACCCTTCTTCTTAAAGTTCTAGTAATATCTCTTTTTTTTTCTGGTTCAGTTTTTTTAGCAACTTCTGTTGCTCTAGTGTCTGTAGTTCTTTTTTTAGAACCACCACCAGTAA